AAATCGAGAATTATAAATCTCCATTAGAACCACCCGCTTTTCTTGGTTAGCTTCTTAACTGAATCAACGTTGTTCGATGCCCAGACAACGCCTGTTGCAACAAACATAGCGATCACCCCGGTGATCACATAGCCCTTAGTTTTTGCACTCATGATGTTTGCTCTCTGTTGGTTAACAAAAGTTCCCCATCAGGAAAGCAAGTGATTTGGTTTTAAGGCAAGCACAAAAAAGCCCGCTAAGGCTATAGGTTAGCGGGCATAAATTATTGTGAAGTAATTCAAACTATGTGCAAATAAACAGGCAAACTTACAAAACTTTCTTTTGTAAAATAGAAATACCAAATTAAAACAAATGATAACGCAAAAACAGAATATGAAAGAATTTCAAGTTTCTTGCTTTCAGATAAAGTAATGGCATTCTTTAATGATTTAGAATTAAAAAAAGCATCAATTTCATCAGGGCATAACAATATTTGATTTCTTTGTTTAATTTCATCTAGAACATCTTTTTGATGTTCAACAATCGTCTCTAATTCCTTTTTATTAAAAAAAACAATCAAAGTCGACACAATTAAAAAAAGAGAAGATAGCAAGCATACATGTAGAGAAAAAAGGTTAACAATTTTACCCTTATCAATTGCTGTGAAAACAAAGATAGAAAAGAAATAGGACATTGTTACAAACAAAGTTTGTTTAACACCACTTCGACTTTGATAAATTGACTCAGATATTTTATTACACTGCTCCATGATTGAGTCAGAAACTTTATTTCTTATTTCTAGATAGTTTTCGAAGTCTTCTCTTAAATGAATCTGATACAGTGATGATAAAGATGCTAATATTCCATCATTGAATGCCAGCTTTATATTTCTAGATTTAGATATCAGTTGATTAACTATACCAACCTTTACAACATACTTTTCATCATTATATGACCATTTAAAAACATTATATATGCAATCTGAATTATTAGATAAAAAATTATCGTCGTTACCTGACAGATCAAATATAACATCACCTTCAAAGTGAAAAATGCAGTTACTTTTATTTAAGTCAAAATCTTTTGATAATAAAGAAAGGCAAATTATAGACCTAAGTTCTTTAAAGTACTTAATCAACGCTTGATTAAGCACCTTATTTGATAAAAAATCGAAAAAACAAGGCTTCAAGTTAAAGTTTGCAAAATCAATATAATGATTGCTTCTGTTTTCTATAACTTGGCTTGATGATGCATGAATGTTATAATATTCAAGTTCAATATCATTTCCATTAAAGTTAATCTCAGAAATATTTGATGACGTAATATTAAGCCAATCTCTTAACTGCTCTAGGTAGCTCACTTCCTTCATCGATTTAATAAATGTATCTGAGCATAATATCGATATAGCAGTATCGGTGGTTTTATCACACTTTAAAGTTAGGTTGATATACTTATTGCTGTAAAAAAGTACACCTATACTGACAACACATGACTCTAGCTCATCACTATCATTGATTGGATAAGTGTCATAGTGTTCTTTACCAATGTATACAAGACAATCTTTTTTATTAAACCCATTGGTTTCAGCCATAAAATTATTTATTATTTGCTTAAAATCATCCTTACCAACATTTTTAAAGGATGATTCATAAAATTTAAGGCTTTCTTTTTTTGATAGCTCCATCATCAAATATCACGTTCTTCAAACTCGTCTAATCCAACCTTAGTATCAATAACAAGATAATACTTATTCTTTATTTTTGTTTTAAAAACTTTATCCTTAACACTTCCTTTTGTAATTAGCTCCATACCTTCATCCAACTTAACTACTTTTTTAAAGTGCTTTCTAACATCTTCAACAATAATATTAAACTGACCATCCAACTTTGCTCTATTTTTGCATCTGATTATTTCTTTAACCACTAAATCAATTTTGACTTCACTAACCCTAGGGCTATATGACTCAATGGTATTTTTAATAAAGCCATCAAAGTTAAAAACTTCATTAGTTGAGAAATAGCCATTCATGCATTCTACTAAGTCATTAAAGTCAGCCTTAGATTCTTTAAATACAGTTCTTTTAATAGCATCTTTAAACATTGTGTATGCTTTTTGAGTGTTGAGGCTATCTTTTTCAACTGGTGTTGACATGAGAAATTTCTCATACCAAAAAAGAGAAATCTTACCATTTTTATCACTCAAATATATAACATCTTCTTTTTCACCTGATGAGTCAATGTTAATCAAACAGCTTTTCAATATTCCATTATCTTCAGGTAATCCAGTTTTTAACTCAAAACTTCCTCTTGCAAAGTATTTTTCAAAATCAAGCTTGGAAATTATAAATGAGTCGAGATTTGAGTTTTTAATTCTAGCTATTATGAATGTTCCATCTTTAACCGTTTTGTTTTCTGCTGTTGATAATTGAATGGCAATAGACTTTGCAACATTTTCATAATCTATTTGTTCATTGGAAAGTAAGAGATCAACATACTGAGAGACCAATGAGTCTTCATTAAAATTATAGGCCTGAGATGACTTACTAGAGTATGTTAAACGGCATACCCTTACTAGAAAACTAAGAAGATCCTGTTTTTTATTGATATCAATGTCAGCTTTTTGATATCCACCATCCGTTGTCGTTTCAAAAATGAATAGTTGCTTTATTGGAAAACTATCTTCCTGTGCTTCTGTGTTTAAATTTAAGGCTTCAGACATAATAAAAAATCACTAACAATTTGTTTTGCATTGAATTCTATACCCAGATATCCACTAAAACAAACACAATTGATGATTTTGCTATCAATACGACATACTTCTGACACCTTTACCACTGTAGAACACCAAATTTCCACTCTTTCCCATCCTGCAAAACATACTCCAGCTTCTCTAGGTCAATAATCACACTCGCTGGTATCCCTGTTTTCTGCTGTAAGTACCGTGCACTATCATCGGCTTTTTGCATCATGACACAGGCAAACTGGCAGTTATCAATGATGGTTTTCGAGACTTCCTGCCCACGTTGGAACATGTTGATTGAGTGAAGACCAAACTTGCGCCCTAGCCTCAAGATTTTTCCATGGTAGCCCGTCGCCTTGCCTGCGGTGCTGGTATGTTCGGCCACTTCTTCGCAGATCACCTTGAGTGGTTTCTTGTGCTTGCCGTTCCCCACGCCCCACACCACCATGCAGAACTTGTCGAAATCTTCCTCGGTGGTTTCGTGTTTCGGATAGTACGCAATCTTGAAACCCTGGTTGGTTTTACGCCCGGCAATCAAGGCAGCGGCAAAGGCTTTCAATGTGGCGTAGCTGCGAACCTTGCGCCCGGCCAACTCGTCTTCGTAATCACCAAGCGGGTCAAAGATGGCAACTTGGTCGGTCGGTTTGATAAACAGCTTTTTGGCTGCGGAAGTTTTCCCGCAGCCAGACATACCAACCACATAGACATGATGATTACTCAGCGCATTGTTTTGGTTGATAGGTTGTAGTTTCAAGCGGCCTCCTGCTGTTGGTCATCATTAGCGGCTTTCTTAGCCTTTTTAGCCAGCTCTACATCTTCGGCCTTAAGGGTTCGTACCTGCATGTAACTGGAAAGCGAAAGCATACCAATCGCGGCCACGGCCATGATTTCATCCATGTACTTCGCCAGCCAAGGTGGCGGATTGCCGCCGTATTTCACAATCAGCGGTGCAATCTTTTCAGCCACGCTTTCGGCCTGTTTCGGGTCGAACTCAAACCTTGGGTGAACCATAGTTTTCATGGTCTGCTCGATGGTCATCAAGCCGACATACACCATTGCGCCAGCGGCTTGCTGTTCAAGTTCTTGCTGCTGCACTTGGGTATCAGCGGCGGTCGGGTCAAAGTCATCATCCAAGCTGTTGATGAAGTCTTTTTCATCTTGCTCGTTGTGGCTTTCCATCCCTTGATTGGTATTCAGCTCGTCATCATTGGCGGCTAGGTTTTCGGTATCCATACTCAATCTCTCGGTTTGTTTAGGTTAAAAGCGGGCAATCATGCCGCCAGTGAGCGCGCCAAGCACAACGCCTGCAATCACTGACTTCCAACCGGACGGTTTCGCATCAGATTGGGTCTCTGGTTCGGGTTCGGTTTGGCTTGGTTGTGGTTCAACATCGGTTACAGCTACCACGCTTTCGGTTTCCGGCTCGGGTAATTCCGGTTCAATATTCGACTCGGGTTCGCCTTCCGATTCCACGACTGGCGCGGCTTGTTCGGCTTGGTGCAGCGCTTCAATCGTTGGGTAATGCTGCTCAAAGCGAGACTGCCAGTATTTTCCGGTTTGCTGGTTGGTACCGCAGTCGTCACAAATTGCGTATAAGTACTTCGAACGCTTGCCCCTTGCCCGGTGGATGGTGCGGACATTGCCGCACTCACACCGATTAATCCCTTCCACTTTGTTGGCCGACGCTCGAACGGGCATTGATTCAGCCATGTTTCCCCCTTTGCTCTAGTTCCATCAGTTTGTTGTTTACGCCTTCCATCCAGACCAACACCAAGCGAATCGGTGCCATGATTTTGCTGGCGAACGGGTTGCTGTTTGCCTTGGCGACTTCGCCCTTGAGCTGGTCAGTGATTTTGTTGAGTTCTTCCATGTATTAGCGTCCTTTACGCGGCTAGTTGCTGATTTTGGTACCACTCGAGATCGGCTTTGGCGGCTGATAGCTCGAGTTCGGAGGGTTCTTCCCTGTTAGGAGCAAGCGGGTCATTCAAGACAGATTTCCAATAGGCCTGTTTGAGCAAAAAGCGTTGGTACTGTTGGCGGTACTCTCGTTGGGCAATTACTCGGGCTTCGGATACATTTTGGTGATAATCGGGATCATCATCTTTGGGCAGCATGGACCATCCACGGGCACCTGCTGCCCAAAGCAGAAAATCATAGGCTTTGTCTTCGGCCTGTTCGCCTTCGAACGACAAACAGAAACGGTTTTTGGTGCTGGCATGAATGCCACGGGCTTTGATTTGGTTATTGATGGCTTGTTGTTGGCCTTCAAGCCGGGCAATCAAGGCGGTCAGCTTTTGGATTGCCGCCTTTGGCCGTTGGGCTTTTTTCGCAATGGCTTTAGCCTTGATGGCGCGTTCTTTCTCTTTCTCCAATCGGTAAAGGCTGCGCTGCAGCGGCTTTTTCCAGTGCTCCAACCGATAGCCACACTCTTTGATGATCGCGGCCATGTTGTGGGCTTCGAAATTGGCCAAGCAATCCCAACCAGGCGCTCGACTACAACGGGCAATGTTATAGCGGTTGCCTTTGATAAGCCCTTGGTCGGCGTTCTCGCCTTTGGCAGCATAGCCCACGGCCTTAATAATGTAAGAGCCGGCCGCTTTAGGTTGGCGGATACGCTCCAAGTGGGCGAACCCGTTACCCCAAAGACTTTCCAGCCTTTCCGACCATGCTTGGAAATATTGCTTATCAACCTGCCAGTTCATGATGAGGTGAACGTGCGGGTTCGGTTCACCGTCTTCATTGGCCGGGCATTCGGCTACCCAGATGTAATGGAATGGCTCGGCAATGCCGTCGAGCTCGAACGGTTCGCCATCGGCATCAATCCCTTGCCAGCCACGCTGGAACATCTTTTTAATGCCATCGAGAAAGCGGGATACTTCCCGGCCAAGCGTGGTTTCCCCACCAAAGATGGCAAGGCGCTGCTCTAGGGTGAACGTCAGTGTAAGAAATGTGGTGAAACCGCCCTCGCAAGCGGCAACATACGCACCCGACTCAAAGATTTTGGTCACGGCGCGTTGGGTCAGTTTTTCAGTGTAGCGCTCACCGCTTTGCGGGTCTGGTGCATCGCCCGGCCGGGTTTGGGTATGATGCAAAATGCGGTAACTGCCAGACCATTCACGGTGCATCAGCCGGACGGTCGATAAACGCTTGTCCGTAGGCGCATCAGGGAGATCATACAAGCCATCATGGTTGTAGTGGGACTCGGTGCTGACCAACTCGATATCACGGCGCTGTGCCTTGCGTAGCCTGCCCACACGGCTGGAAATACTAACTACTTTCGGGTGTGTCGGACTTTTGCGCCCTTGGACAAGCCTATTGCCTCCGTCACTTCGTGCCGCCGCTTCGCGGGCGTGTTTAGCGATCGCTTTGGTACGCACATAGTGAAGTTGAGCAAACTGGTTAAGTTTTTGCTGTTCGTGTTTTAACCACTCGGCAGAATTGGAACCAAAAAAACCAGCATCATAGCTGGCAATGTTCATTTTGGTTTTGTCATGTGGCTGGACAGCGCCAGCCACATACAGGAGATCATTGATGGGGAGCATCAGAGCCCTCCCATTTCAATGATGGCTCGCTTAAAAGCGACATAGATGCGGCGAAACTCGGCCGCATCGTTGAGAAAGAACGCTGAACCTTCTTTGTCCCCCAACCGTTGATGGTGCTTCACCATTTGCATCGAGTGGCGCCATTCATCCAAGGCGTGTTTTGCCATGAAGTCAGCCGTTACAGGCTTATCCAGCGGAATCGTCACATCATGCAAAGGCATGGAAGAAACCGCCGCCCCCAACTTGGGGGCTTTGGCTGCTTGCTTAGGGATTAGGTTTAAATTAGTCATGTTTGCCTCCGAGCTGGTTATTAACCGCAAGTATCAACCTGCGTGTAATTTCACAGTCAGCCATGGCTCGGTGGGCTTTCAAGTCTGAAATATCAATGCTTTGTTGAACTGCGGCGTTTGTCAGACTTTGCCATTTGTAGTTGCCGTGGTATTCATTCCACTCCCCAAAGAACTCGGCATACCACTCCATAACGCATTGGGTTTTGAAAGGCAGGAAATCAATGCCGTAACGCTTGAGGCTTTGGCGGATTAGGCGAACATCAAAGGCAGCGTTATAAATCAGAACGTCACGGCCTTTGATAACTTGGGCTAGTTGCTTATAGATGATTGGAAATGAAGACGCACCCAGAAGCATACGATTGGTGATCCCATGGATTGCCATTGCTTCACCGGGTACGAGCTGTACAGGCATCACCAAAGTATCTAGCAATGGTTTACCGCTTTTCGCTTCCATCACCGATACCTCGACGATTTCGGCAAAGTCGTTAATGCCTGTGGTTTCTGTATCCAGAATGACGGCATTGTCTAGGCTAATAGGTTTCATGCGACAGCCTCCTCACGCTTAGCCATGGCATCAAGCAATCTTTGCGACTGCTGAAACTCTGGCTTTCTACGACGGACCATCACTGTAGTTGCAGCAGCTTGAGCTTTAAACAAATCATCGACATCAATGCCGTCAAGCCCATAACGGTAGGCCATTCGTATCGCATCCTGCGAAGAATCAAGTGGGCATTTATACCCGTGATATTTCCCCAAAAGGATTGCGCGGCTAAGGCGCTCGGCCTGATAGAACAATTTATATAGTTCTTTATGAACATTCATTTTGCACCCCCTGCCATCATGTCACGGTTGTATTGAAAGACGGCTAATTGCTTGAGGTACTGGCTGTGCTCTTTGGCACGCTGTTTGGTGGTTTTGAAACCAAACTTCTCACGAAGTTGGCGAACGGTTTCGAGAGATTTTTGAGTGAGTTCAGGTTTTGGATTAATACACCCAGCCATATCTGGGCAGGGTCGATGAATCGGATTTACAATAGCTTTTTTGACGTTGTCCATGTCTGTATCCCCATACAAGCAAGTTTTTGATATGCAACAATAGGATTAGTCAATATCAATTCGACGTCAACATGGCTTCAACTGTGGTTTTAGACATTTTGTTAGCCTAAAATTTAACAATTAGCTGATTTTCGTGGGTAATTTATGACTTACACAAATGAATTGTTGGATATGGTCAAAGCCAAGTACGGCCTGCCCTCGGACTATAAACTTGCCCAGAAACTTGGGGTAAGCCGCTCTCGTTTGAGTAAATGGAGAAATGAACTAAACTCTATGGACTGGGACGTTGCCTTTCAAGTCGCTGATTTACTTGAAATTAATGATCAAAAAGTAGTTTACGGGCTACTAGAAGACAAATATAAAAACCCCCGCCTTATCAATGCCTTAAGTGAAGGCAAACCCGCATAATTATGCAGCTTTATGCTTTACCACATGGTACATAATGCGTACTGAGGGATGGTTGGCACCAGGGCTAAAAATCCTGTCAAACCAAGGACTAAGCCCCTAAATCCTTGGTTACTTAACTTTGCCGTTATGTCCTGCCACGCTTGCTGCGCCTTGTGATCCTTGGCCTTGTCGGCTGCCAGATAGATCAATGCCTCGTGAATATCGATGTTTGCATTTTCGGCTAGAAAAATTGCTTGTGTATCAGACATATGACGCTTTCCATTTCTATATTCGGAGATTCTTTGCTTTGGAATCCCCAAATCATGGGCAACTTGCTTGTCTTGGATGTAGTTTTTAGCCGTTTTATAGGCATCAATTAATTGGTTTTGATACATAAGCCCTCCGCAATAAATTCCATTTTAGCCTTAAAGTCACCAAAATGTGTGTCTTGCAGTCACCAATTTGTGTGTCTATAGTCACCATATCTTGTGACTGAGGCGCTAAATCAAATGTCTTCGCAGCTCTACTACGAAATCAACGACGACGGGACTGGCTTTGCCTTCATTGATGGCGAACCCGAGTACTTCCGTTCGTTGGCTGAGCTGCACCAAATCGGACAAGAATTTTATCCCGCCGGCTATGAGCTTCATCTGGTCACGGCGGACAACTGGCAATCACTTTATGACTCGGGGGTTTTCGACAATGGCTGCGATTATTGATTACCTGTCCTTCTCGTGGACACCCGAGGAACTGAGCCAGATCTTCGACCTCGCCAAAATGGGCGCTTCCATCAAGGCTATCCGTGGTTTCGAATTCAATGAATATGGTGACAGCGTAACCCGTGACGCCTTGGATACTGCCGCTATTGATTACAAGGCCGCTATCCGCGCCAAGCTGCGTGATACCGAATTTGCTATCGGTGCTGACTCGCGCAAGTTCCATGAAATCAAACGTGACATGCTCGACCACTTCGGCCTGAATACCTTGGACTGTCTTTGCCGTGGTGAAGTTGACCGCTTCATCAATCGCCTTAATCACGGCCTTGGCCTGTTCGGCAATGACTGGTCTTTCTCCCTGCGTTCCGGCGGCTTCTCTGGTTACTCGCATTCCGCCAACATTCTCGTCAACGGCCAACAAGCTGGCCTGTGTGCTTGGGGCGCAAAAAACCACGGCTGCTATGTGTCGTTTTCCGGTACGGGTACGGCGGTATTGGATTTGAATGAAGTTCATAACGCACTGCACCAACTACCAGGTGCGAAAATTACTCGCGTAGATATCGCATTCGATTCTCTCGACGGCAAATACAACATCCAGACGGCTCGCAAAATGGCTGAGCATGGACAGTTTGTTACCCGTGGCCGTCCGTCTTCTTACTGTTATATCGAGTCGGGCCATATGTCCCAAGTGGCCAGCTACCAGAAAACCTCTGGCAACAGTGAAACACTCAAGAAACGCTTTGGCTTCGTGGCCGACAAAGGCAAGTCGCTTTATGTCGGTACTCGTGACGCGGGCAAGATGCTTCGTGTCTACGAAAAAGGCAAACAGCTCAAGTCCGAGCACAAAGACTGGGTACGCTGGGAACTCGAGCTACGCGCCAAAGATCGTGTACTGCCGTTTGATGTACTGCTTGAACCCGACAAGTATCTGGCAGGCGCTTACCCTGCCCTTAGCTTCGTCAGCAAGGAAAACCAATGCCGCATAGCTACCCATAAGCGCAAATGGTTTACCAGCGTTGATAACGCCGTGCGTAACGGTGCGACCCAATGCGGCAAGCTGGTTAACTTCATGCGCCAATGTCTGGATATGGATGATTCCCAGATTGTCCGCTTGCTGACTAACCATCTTGAATCCCATGAGATACCAGACCGACTCAATCAGCCTGTCTATGAGGATACGGACGAATCCAGTGGTATCCGGCTCCGATGTATGAAATTCATCGAACCCGATAACCACGACATTTATTCACTAGCGTAATGACATACAGGGAAATAAGACAATGACAACTTTAAACGTAATGGTAACGGGCGCTGTATTGGGCAGCGGCGTATCAAAGAAATCCGGCTCACCCAAACCTTACCAAATGGCAAACGTTATGTACTTGGCGTCGGCGGAATCTTTCGTCAACGACGACCACAACATCCAGCGTTGCGGTATGCAGGAAAAACAAATCCCGATGGCGTTCAACCAGAACCTATACGCCCAGTTCGCCGGACTCTCCTATCCTACCCAGCTCCAGCTGGTCTTGGAGCCTGACCCGCAGAACCCGACCCGTAATGTTGTCGTGGACTTTAAGGATTAGTATGAAAACAAACTTTATTGTCCATTATTATCGACTCCAATCCGAACATGGAAAAATGCTGCCGATATGGATTTACGATAAATATATTCTTCCGAGTGTTAGGTACTAAAAATGTATATCCCAGTCTGCACGGTCGAGCTTATAAATGGTGATTGCCCTGTAGGCTGGACAGTTAAATATGTTGCTGAGATGTCTTTATCGGTAGCAGATTTAAAAACTCTAATAGGAACGTCTGTTATTCCTTTAGTTACTGCGTATGCCTTTAGGCAAATACGTTTATCTATTTCTGATTAATAAGGAATGTTATATGAAAAAGTCTAATGTGATTTTAATTGCTACTGCTGTTTTGGCGTCTGCCTCACCTGCTTTTGCAGAAACAGTAGATGTTAGTGGTGCTGTTACTGTTATTGCTGGAATCACTGCCGCGGTCTCTGCAATTGGTGTAGCAAAGCTCGCTCCAGCTGCTACTTCTGTTGCTTTCAAATGGGTTAAAGGCGCCATCTTTAGTTAATTAACTTCGGTTGATTCATTTCTAATTAAGGGTAGCGGATTGCTGCCCTTTTTTATTGGAGGCTTTATGTTAGACCAATCATGGATGTTGGGTGGGTATTGCATGGCTGTATTTGTTTTGTCTATGTCAATATTACTTGGAGGAAACAAATGAAATGGTTACTGACTATTTTTATTTTATATAGTCCCTTTTCATTTTCTAATAATGTAAGTTGTCAAGAGCTTGGGTTGGGGAATGGACAGAATAAAGAATATGCTTACAATAGAGCAAAAATTCGACTTGAAGGCCATTTGACTGGTGGGGTTGATTATGATGGTATAATTAAGCATGAGTTTATTTCAAACGCTCCAGCTTTTAGGACTTATCTTTGTCATGGTTCAACTTGTGAAAAATCTTATACTTTTTGGGATGGACGTAATTTTGATAAATATTGTGGAGAACTAGCTCCTGAATGTGAAGAGTATGAGGATGCCAGTACGTGTGCGCCAGAATTAAATTACTGTAACTCTGAAGAATTTAACCAGGATAAACAAACTGCAGAACAACAATGCTTTGATGGACTACCAGAAAACCACAGCATGAACTTTTCTGCATCATGTGATGACGGAACACAATCTCCTATCTTTCAATGTGACTATATTCCAATTGATGATTGTGTTGACTCAGAGTGTGATGGCGGTGGTGATGGCGGCGGTGATGGCGGCGGTGATGGCGGCGGTGATGGCGGCGGTGATGGCGGCGGTAGTGGCGGCGGTAGTGGCGGCGGTGATGCAGCTAAATGTGATGCCTTGGTTGGTTCTTCATTTGAAGTTTGGTGGTTAATTAAAGATCATGGTGTTGACGCTTTTCCTACTTGGTGTAGTCAAACGGGATGTTTGGGTGTAAAAGATATTTCAACTCAGTTCTGTAGAGATACGGATTGTATTGCTGATTATGATTATACTAATCAACCATGTGATACCCCAACAGACCCAGATAATAATGGTCCAGACCTTAGCCCTGATCCTGACCCTAGTCCAGACCCAGAGCCTGACCCTAGTCCAGACCCAGATCCAGAACCTGACCCTAGTCCGGATCCAGATTTTAATTTAGAGCAATATCTGAGTAACATTGAATTAAATACAATTAAGCTTGTTGATCAATTAGATGAGTCTAATAAATCCCTAAAAGAAATATCAGACAAAGATAATAATGATGTTGTTGATGCAATAAATAAAGGGACTGATGAAATTGGTGCTATCAAGAATGGTTTAGCTAATATTAATAGCTTATTGGAAAGTGGGTTTTGTGAAAGAAACAAAGACCATTCATCATGTCAGTCTAAAAAAACAGACATCAGTAAATGTGCAGCATTTCAATGTGAAGGAGACGCCGTTCTTTGTAGTCTTCTTAGAATTGAACATGATAAGCAATGCTATGAACCTAACTTTAAGGGTATTGATTCTGGAATTGATGCAATCATTGCTGCTGGTGAGAAAGCTGATTTTATCAACCCTGACGTGTTAGATTTCAGCAACCCAGATACAAAATATTTAAATGGTGGCGTTTCACTTTCATCAAGTTGCCCTTCTCCTATTTCTGCATCTGTGCTTGGGGAAACGGTTGAATTCAGTTATCAACCGTTATGTGATTTGGCGAAATATTTACAGCCTTTCATTATTGCTATTGCATGGCTAGTTGCTGCATTAACGGTTGGTCGTGGGATTGGTAACTTATAGGTGGAATTATGGGACTGATTGTTAATTTAATATCTTGGGTTGGTGCTTCATTCCTTCCCAAATTAGTGCCTTTCATTACTTCTATTTTTATTCAGACAGCTGTCACATTGGGATTTTCATTATTAGTGGTAGAAGGCATTAATGTTGGCCTCGACTACTTTGTGAATAAGATAGATGCCAGTTTTGGTGGTATGCCTGCAGATATAGTCGGGATTATGGGCTTACTTGGATTGGATAAGGCCATCAACATTATTCTTACTGCTCACTTGTTTGTACTTGGTCTTAAAGGACTGTCGTCGAGAAAATATCTTCCTTCATGGAATGGGACGGGGAAATAACTCATGGAATATGGCATATCTGGACTACCAGGTGCGGGCAAAACCCTCAACACCATTGATATGGTAACGAGTGAATCTAACTTTGAAGGCCGTGAAGTTTACTATCACAGAATCCCCTTGTTGATGCTGGACTTTGAAGTATGTTCATCCTTTCAGGGTTGGTTCTATGGTTGGTATCTTCATAACAACAAATCCAATACGGCATTGGTTCGCAAGGTACAGTCCATCCATAAGAAAGAAGATCGCTTTATTGAACTGGAAGACTTTCCTTACCTCAAACAAGATCATAGTAATTCGAATCCGGTCGAGATCTTGCTGTATTGGGTTCGTCGTGTCTATTCCAAGGAACGGCTAGTACAGCTAGATGAATACCTAGCTATTAAGCAGATAGATGAAACTGCCCTGACCTTCGACCAACTCAAGCCGCTAAATTATCACTGGACACACTTCGATAATCCGAAGTCTTGGGTCGAGCTGCCAAATCAGTCGGTAATTGTCATGGACGAAATACATCACTATTGGCCGCCGAGAACGCGCGGCGATGTACCTAAGGAACTCGAGGCAATTTCTACTCACCGCCATACTGGCAAGGATCTTGTTTTCATTACTCAAGACTTTGCCAATGTCGATATCTTTATCCGGCGCATGATGAACTACCATACACACTATGAGTTTGCCGGTGCTGATCGTGTTGCGTGTTATAAGAAGAAAAAGTACATCGATATTAGCAATCCATTCGAAAAGAAAGCTGCTGACAAATCATTGGTTAAGCGCCCTGTTCACCTTTACGGTTCTTACTACTCGACCGAGCTTGATACCAACAACAACAAACTAAGCAAAGGAGCAAAACGTGGCCTTATCCTTGGGGTTGTATCTATTATTGCTTTTCTATTGATGTTGTTTGTCGGCTTCCCATATGTCTACTCGATTTTTTTCAGTGATGAGCAGTCAACCGATAAAGAAACCTTGCCGGTTGATGACTCACTCACACTAACAACTGAGATTGCGAATACGGATATTTTAGCGTATCAGCCTAAGATAAAAGCTCTTCCTTGGACTGCTCCTATCTATAGCGGTGGATTAGAACCTGCTACATATCCTGATTTGATGTGCTATCAGACGACAACCGATTGTCGGTGCATTACCCAACAAGCAACTTCCTATTCGATTGAACTAGAGAGCTGCTTAAGCATCGCGAACAATGGACTATTTGACCCGCATTTAGCTTCAACTCGTCAAAGTGACCTGCTCCCCGCTTTCTAATCCAGCCATAACTTAGTAATGTTCATCTTATAAGAAGGAAGGTGAATATGAAGAAGCGATTCAACGAACAGCAGATCATTGCCATTCTCAAGGAAGCGGAGGCGGGTTTGCCCGTCAAAGAATTATGCCGCAAGCACAATATTTCTGATGCCACATTCTACCTCTGGCGTAAAAAGTACGCGGGCATGGATGTTTCCGATGCTCGTCGCTTAAAGGCATTGGAAGATGAAAATGCCAAGCTTAAGAAGCTATTGGCGGAATCCATGCTTGATGTTGATGCTTTGAAAGCGGCTCTTAACCAAAAGTATTGACCGTCGGAGACAAGCGCAAGGCTGTGCATGTAATGCAGGAAGTCACCACGATTTCGGAACGCAAAGCCTGTCTGCTCGTCGGTATAAATCGCGCATCGATGAGATACCAACCTCAACCTAAAGAGAGTGATGTGGAGCTATTGGCTCGCATACAAGAACTGGCACTCGAAAGAAAACGGTTTGGATATCGCCGTATTCATCGTCTTCTTCGGCGGGAAGGGACAGAGGTTAACCATAAGCGTGTTTACCGGTTATACCGAGAAGCTGGATTGGCCGTTCGTAAACGGAAGCGAAGGAAATCATTATGTGTCGGGCGGGAGCCACTTTTACTTCCCTCACTGCCCAACCATACCTGGTCAATGGACTTCGTCATGGATGCACTCAGTTCTGGTCGTAGGATAAAGTGCCTCACTATCGTTGACGACTTCACGAAGGAGTGCCTAGATATTACTGTTGCATCAGGAATTTCTGGGGATGAGGTAGTCGCCATACTTGAGGCTATTGCAGCTTTCCGTGGTTATCCTGAGGCCGTTCGAACAGATCAGGGGCCGGAGTTTACGGGTAAAGCTCTCGACCAATGGGCTTACGATCATGGTGTTATTCTAAAGCTGATACAAGCAGGTAAGCCAACCCAAAATGCTTATATCGAAAGTTTTAACGGCAAGTTCAGGGACGAATGTTTAAACGAGCACCTGTTCAGAGACTTAAGCCATGCTCGTAAACTGATCGGTGACTGGCGCATTGACTACAATGAAAATCGCCCCCACTCATCAATCGGATACCTAACCCCCTCTGAATTTGCAGTACTAACACGTTCAGGGCTAAACAACAGCAATGTAACTGACATTACTAAAGAGGTGCTGGATTAGTTATTGGGGGCAGGTCAGGGCTCCCATTAACTTCCGTCACACTACAGTTATTACCGCCTGAATCAACGCAGGTTTTCCTTGCTAACGCCATTGCCTCTGAGGTTGACGGAGCTCCCCAAGCAGCGCCAGCAACATTGTTTGTTCCTATAGCAAATGCTTTGTTATTTGGTTTAGCTCTATACTGGTTATAAAGGTTATCCGCACTGCTTACCGTTGTTTGGCATCCTGCCATCAGAGCTACCGACATTGCAATAATGCCAAATTTGAATGTTCTATTGTTCATTATTATCCACATGAATATATGAGAGTACTACTATAAAACTCTATGCATTTTCGCGTGATAATATCATGTTTAATAACGATAAAGTGTGGCTATTATCAATTTACATTGGTTTTATCATTAAGCCACCCAAGCTTTAAAATACGTTTTTCATGCTGCGCTAACATTGTCTTTAACTCACTCCACACCGATTCATGAGACTTAACTGACAGATAGCAAATGAACAGCGTCGGTGGGCCCATACCCAGTTCATCAACCAGTATCAGCAGCTCTCCCGCGCAAGCCCCCTAACCTTTTTCCCGGCGAACCGTGTCGAATAAGCCAATCAGCATGGCGGCAACCACCGGGATTGTACCGCCAAGTTGCGCGCCAAGTTCTCCGATTGTCACGGTGACTAGTTCACTGTGACCAGTTAGCAAGCCTGCGGCAGCAATTCACGTAATGTTTTCGCTGTTCGCCAGCCTCAGTACCGAGCGTGATCGCATCATTGTTGGTTGAGCTGGCTTTCAATAAAATGTGACAGCGTGACGTTCAGCTCTGCCATGCCTTCGGTGATAGTCAGCAAGCTGGTTGCCATGCTCTCACCGCCAACGGGTTTGCTCAGCATCGGCGTGGTGGTATAGACGCGAACCGCTTGCCCGGTTTCCAGTTTCACCCGTGGCAATTCCGTTACTGCCACCTGTTGGCCTTCTGCCAAATTAACACTTGGGAGTTGTGACACCGTCACGGACTGATTTGGCTCAAGCTGTACTTTCGGCAGTTGCGAAATCACAACGGCCTGCCCGTCCACTAACGCCCACTTGTGGTAACTGGCCGATATTGACTTGCTGGTTAGGTGACAGGGTCACTGCTGGCGTATGGGTTACGGCGACCTGTTGCCCATCAGTCGGCGGGATGTAGCGTCCAAAGCCACAGATAATCGTCACTGTCCCCGCCTCGCCCATGTTCTCGACGGTCACGCGGCCTGTTAACTGCGGGTCGAGGATCTGCGCGCCCTGCTTTAACCGATAGTCACCACGTTCGGTAGTAATTGCCACTGAATCCGGGCACGCCTCGATATACAGAAACTCGCCCAACGCTTGGAACTGCGAACGCTGGCGCGGTTGCATCATTTGGTGGAAATTCATCGTTTACCCCCGACCATCATCACGGCCATGAAGGCCATCACCAAACCGACAACAATGGTCATCTGGCGACTGGTTGCCACTTGCACCGAATGACACCGAACCACCCTGAAAATTGATTTCTTCATTGCCACCTACCGAGCTGGGGCCAGCCCCAGCATTAATAGGCATACTGCCGGAGTTCGTCAGGCCGGGAATATTCATCATGCTTTTTTCCCCATCACAATGTCGTAGAGCCACAGCCCCATAACGACAGCAGCCAATACACGTAATGTTCGACCGACCTTTTCACTGGTAAACATGCCAGTAACAAACCCCACTGTACCCGCCAGTAGCGGCCAAAATAGAAACGGCATCATTTCCCCCTTAGCAGCATGACAACAGCCAGCGCTACAAAGCCGCCGCCCATTAACATCAAGGCGGTGTTGGTTGGTGCCATGGTGTAAATTGGCTGTCCTGTTGGTTGTTGTGCGGGCTCTTGGTGTTGCGGTTTACGGTTTTCTTCCGGTGCTGCCGAGGCCACTTTTTCAGCCTCGTTATCGAACCAAGAATTCAACCAGGATTCCCCCCCGGCTGTGGCGGTATCCCAAATCCCGCCGAGGGTTTCACCAATGTTGTCGAGTAGTTCCATTGCGCCCCCTTAGCTCTTGGTCGGCAATGCATTCACTTGTTCGACCGCTTCGATGATCACCGGTACGCTACCGACTTCTGACTTGTCCAACTCGAAAGCCAGCTGGCTACGTGCCGCTGTGTTCAACATGCCATCAGCACCAAAACCGTAGCGAATGAAATCGAGGCTAAACCAACCTTCGTTTTGCTCTTTCTTGGCCTGCGCCAAGTCGAAGGCGTTATCTGCCTTGGTGACGTTCATTTCTTCGAAGCTGTCACGCAGTACACGAACGCGATCAACCGAGTTATCGAGGAAATGGATACGCTTGAGGTTGAGTGCCGGGCTACGCTCGGAGAAATCAAACGGCGTGCGGCCTGTTGCCGAGGCAAACCACGTCAGCTCATAGATACGCGGCATGTAGTAGCGTACTGATTGTGCTGGAAGCACATGGGCACGGGCGCGAACACTTGGCGCTGTGGTTCCGGCAGGTTTTGACTTGAGGGTGATATACACAAACCAGATTTCCCCTGCCAAGGTGACAAGGTCGGTTTGGCGTACACCAATCTTGGTGCGTAGTGTGGCATCACCAAACGAAATGACATAGCGCCCCGGTTGGGCGTAGTTCTTGCGGTGGGCTTGCAGTTTTACCAGCGTCTCACCTGTCACATTGATTTTGGCCGAACCGTTCAGCGATACTTCGACACGTTCAATATCGTTCGGATCAGTAATGTCGGTGACTAGCTCAATGCTGTGATACGTTGGCCCCGAGACCAAACGCAGTGATGCGCGGTTACCCCAGCCTACACCCTCGACCGGGTCTAGCTCTTTGGGGCGTGGCGC